ATCTGCAGGGACAGCAGTTCTATGTGCTGGAAGGTCAGCTCAATCAGCCTGTTAGCATCTTGTCTACCAATGGTATCCCACCAAACCAGAGCAATCCGGTATTGACCGCTGTAAGTTTCCCACCAGGAGCACCTGCAGGTACCTGGGTATTGCGAGCTGACTACAGTCCACCGCAGCTGTTCCAGCGAGTGCAATTACCTAACAACACCGGCGCAGTGTGGACCAGGCACGAGATAGATTATAGAACCAGCTGGACTCCAAGCACTGCTGCGTTGGCCAGCTTCATAAATAACGGCAACACTACTAGCACGCTGTCAACAGGTACGGTCATTCCTGTTCAACAGAACCTACGCAACGTGCTACGGGCTAAGCTAGATCCAGACATCATATAGGAGCAATGAATGGTATCCGTAAGTCAACTACAGCAGATTTTTCCACAGGGCGATGCAAACGATCTCGCTGAGATCTGCGAACCACTGAATGCTGCTATGGCAGAGTTTAACATAGCTAATCCTCAAGAACAAGCCATGTTCTTGGCTCAATGCGGACATGAAAGCGGCAATTTCAGCACTGTTCAAGAGAACCTAAACTATCGCGCTGAAACACTGGTAAAGGTTTTTCCGAAGTATTTCAGAGACGTCAATCCTGCAGATTATGAGAAGCAACCAGAGAAGATAGCCAATCGTGTCTACAGCAACCGCATGGGCAACGGTGACGAAGCCAGTGGCGACGGTTACCGTTATCGCGGTCGCGGTCTCATCCAGCTCACAGGCAANTCAAATTATCANGCTTGTGCAGCTGCTTTGAAATATGATCTAGACAGCGATCCTGACTATTTGGAAACAGCAGAAGGTGCTGCTCGCAGTGCCGCTTGGTTCTGGGCCCACAATGGTCTCAACAAGTTTGCAGATGCAGATGACATCGTTGGTTGCACCAAACGTGTTAACGGAGGCACCATAGGTTTAGCTGAAAGAGAAGAACATTATAAGGCAGCCAAGTCAGTCTTGATCGGCTGACTTGTACCTAACTCGTTCTTTGACATCTAGCACCTTTTCGTGCTCTATCATGTCAATGATCTGATTTGTAAGATCAATTTCTCTGCGCACAAGCTCTAGCTTCACGCCGAGCTTGCGCAGTTCTTCGTGATAATAAGCCAATTCAGCTTCCTTGCGCTTGCGCATCTCATAGACGTCATCAAGTAAGATAAGCTTTGCTGTCATGCCTGTTACCCTATCATATTTAACCATAAATATCTCATAGCAAGGTGAAAACATGGATTATTGGTATTCAGGACAGCTGCGAAACTATCGCCTACAGTTCATAAGAGCGTTCAGCAACTTCTACTATAGCGTTGGTACTAATCCAGACGGTTCTCCGCAATTGGTAAGATGTCCTTGCCGATATGGAGATCCCACTCGCATTGCAGCCACAGTAGTACGAGGCAACAGTGAAAACAAACTGCTGACCACACCTTTCATCACCTGCTGGATCAGTGGTTTGAGCACTGCTCCAAATAGGAGGCAAGGTCCGCAGATCATAGATAGCATGCAGGTGGACACTAGACAATACGATTCAAACACTGGACAATATCTAAACACGCCTGGAAACCAATACAGCATTGCTCGATACATGCCCGTTCCTTACGAGCTCAGCATGAGCGTGGATATATGGACGCCCAACGAAAGCGTGAAAGAACAGCTGGTTGAACAGATAATGGTGCTGTATAATCCCGCGATAGAAATACAAACCAGCAACAATCCAATAGACTGGACTGTGCTAAGTTGGATCGAGATGCAGGATCAGATCACATGGAGCAGCAGGACAATACCGATTGGTACTGAGAATCCAATAGATGTGCTGACGATGGTATTTCGCTTTCCCATTTGGATCAGCCCGCCGGCACAGGTCACGCAGCAGAATCTCATACAAAGCATCATAACCAATGTGATACACGGAACTAAGGAAACACCTGACCAGGTAGAATGGTCAGAATACGAATTCCTAACCAGAGCTACAACGACCCCAGGTGATTACAGCATCGACCTCACATGGATCGGCAATAACCAATATACGATGAGCTTGGCCAGCTTGGCAGGTGACCCACAGGAATTACAGAACAAAGCTACGGTCACATATTCTCAAGTGAATCCTGTATTGACACCAGGTTTATCATTTAGCTTCAATGGAATCAACATACCGATAACTACCACCAATGTTGCTACTTTTGTTGACAATGCAGCAGCACTCATGGTTAATACCAGCTACAACATACAGCTACAGAACTACAATCAGATCATGTTCATCAACAACACAGCAGGTGACAACCTATTTGAGAATGTGATAGGTAATCCTCTTCAAGGCATGGGTATACTACCTACTACCTATCCAGGGGGACAGATAGCGTGGTGGAGGCTGTTCTTACCATTTGGTACGCTTAATCCGTATAGCATCTACGGTACAAATGCCAGCCAAATAACAGTTTGGACCACGATACCAAATCAAGATCCAACTACTACCTATCAAGCAGCAGGATGGATTGATCCACATCCAACTGATCAAAATCTAATCATATGGACGGTTGAACCAGACAGCATACCGTCAACAACGTTGCCCGCAATCACCGCTGTGATAGACCCGCAAGCTAAAGGACCAACTTTGGGATTACCAGCTGCTGCAGTTGGACAGAGCTATCTGCTAACTAACCAACCTAGCCAAACCAGTGCAGGTTGGGGAGAAATATACGCACAGCCAAACGACATTATCAGTTTCAATGGTACGGTCTGGGAAGTGACTTGGTCGGCTGCTAATCACAGCTTTGCTAATCAGCAAGGTACGTTAGAGTATGTTCAAAATATGTTCACCGGCAAGCTGCTAGAATGGAACGGCGAGCAATGGAGCGAATACATACTGCCTCGTTATGCCCCCGGTTACTGGCGACTGGCTCTATAAATATCGCATGCTCACTGAGAAGGTCAAGAACCTCAACATCGACGAAAAGAAGTTTGAACAGCTGTTCACCCCTGAAGTGCACAGCGTTGCAGACGTCTTGCGCAAATATGGCTTTGATGCCAGAGTTGTAGGCGGAGCAGTGCGCGATTTCATCAGAGGGCAAGATCCCAGAGACATAGACTTTGCAACAGATGCCGACCCAAGCGAACTTATCTACATGTTCAACATGGAAGACATACCCCACGACGACAAGGGCATAGGGCACGGTACGGTTAAAGCAGTGTTTGGAGGTGGGAAGGTTGATGTAACAAGCATCGCTTACAAGCTAGAGCTCAAGGACGGCAAGATCAGGGCAGTTACAGGTCAAGACTGGGAACAAGATGCCCAAGATAGAGATCTCACTATCAACAGCATGAGCATTAACAAGGACGGTGTGCTGTATGACTACACAGGCGGACTAGACGATCTTCGCAATCAACGAGTGGTCATGTTACCACATACACACGATAAGATAACTGAAGATCCTCATCTAATAATGCGTTGGTTTAAGGCGCTGGGATACTTTGATAATCCTCGTTGGCCTAAACAGGATTTTGAGATAATCAAGCGCCACATGCCGTTGTTAGCCAAGATCAAGGGCGACGAAAAGACTGATCGAGAGCTCAGCAGCATCATGCGAGGCAAGAATGGCCAGAAGATCATTCGCATGATGTGCAGCGCGGGAGCTGACAAATACCTTGGAATAAATTGCGATTGATGTGGCCAAACCACACAATAACGCATGTCAAAAGATCTCATAATAGGTTCATTTACCAACTACGATTGGGATAAGATCCAATACTGGGTAAACAGCATAGATGCCTGTGGTTTCAAAGGCGATAAAGCTATGCTGGTATATAATTCTCAGCTTAGCACTGTGCAGAAGCTTACCGACAAGGGTTTCAAGATCATGGGATTTGGTCAAGATCCCAGCACAGGTAATCTGGTTTATCCTGGACAGCTGATCATCGTAGTAGAACGTTTCTTGCATCTACACAGCTTCTTAGAGAACCTAATGAAGCAAGAAGACTATCGCTATGTGATACACACAGACGTCAAGGATGTTGTGTTCCAGCGCAATCCCAGCGAATGGTTAGATGCCAACATGAACGATGCTAAGATACTAGCAAGTTGCGAGAGCCTGCAGTATCAGCACGAACCATGGGGCAATGAAAATCTACAGCACAGCTTCCCGTGGGTATACGACAAGATGAAGACCAATCCAATCTGGAACTGCGGTGTTCAATGTGGCGTACCCAGCGTGATGAAGGACCTGTGGCTCAACATATATCTGCTCAGCGTAGGCAGCCAGCATGCTACCAAAGTTCACAATCCTGATCAAGCTGCTTATAACGTGCTGCTGGGATTAGAACCATATAAGAGCATCACTAAGTTTAGCATGAGCGAGGATGGTTGGGCATGCCAGGCTGGTACCAGCTATGATCCAGCCAAGATGCATACCTTCAAACCGCACTTGCTCGAACCTCAACCAAAGTGGGATGGCAGTCATGCTACTACTAGCAATGGTATGCAGCATTTCATATTGCACCAATACGATCGCATACCAGAATGGAAACCCATAGTTGAGGCACGATATGCAGGTTAATTTACAGGAACTTTATCAAGGTGTTGACACCATGCTTAATAGATTAGGTGTCC